TTTCTGGACTAGGTAATGTATCGGTATATGAAGTTGATGTTAACAAAAAGCATATGCTTGGTACACCATACGAGTTAGAAATATTTTTAGATAAAGTCGAAAACGGGGATGTTGTATTATGAAAATTTTAATTTTTGGTAAAAGTGATATCGGAGAGGGCATTAAACAGCTGTACCCGGATACTGTAAACGTTCCTAAAGAAGAATGCGATGTTAGAGATGCTTTACAGGTACGGGATACATTGAAAAAATATAATCCAGATGTAATAGTAAATTGTGCAGGAATATCTCATGTTCAGGTTGTAAAAGATTCTAACATAGATTATTGGAAAGAAGAAATAGATGTTAATTTAGTTGGTAGCTTTATAGTTGCAAGAGAATCAGTATCGTTAAATTTATTTCGTCCAATGATCTTTATTGCATCTGTAGCAGGTATGTATGGTAAACCAGAACATAGTGGTTACTCAGCGTCTAAGTCTGGTGTTATATCTTTCGTTCAATCACTTGGGCTTGAAGGGTACAATGCCTATTCAATCAGCCCCGGTCGCGTAGATACTAAGATGAGAGAAAAAGATTACCCAGGTGAAGATATACGTACAAGGCTATCTACATTACAAGTAGCCGAAATAATTAAAGAATGTATTGACGGTAAGTATGAACCAGGTGATAACATTGTTATTCGTAAAAAAGGTTTTACTAAACTTAAGCGTGTTGATAAGGGTCAACCTTGGAAGAAGTACCTTAACGTACAACCGCTGGGCGCGCCTAAGTTAATCTAATGAAAATTATTTGTCATCGAGGCAATACGTTTGGACCTGATTCAGATAATGAAAATAAACCCGAAGTAATTGATTACTGTATTAGTCAAGGATACGATATAGAAATTGATCTCTGGGCTAATAAAACCGGTCTTTATCTTGGACATGACGAGCCGACATATCTCGTCCCTATGGATTATCTTGTATCAATAAAGACAAGATTATGGATACATTGTAAGAATCTTAAAGCAAGTACTGAATTATTCAAATACAGTGGCTTTAATTACTTTATGCATGATAAAGATGATTATACTTTGACATCTCAAGGGTATGTTTGGACTTACCCTAAGCCTCAAAACGTATTTTCCTATAATCAAGTTCTTCTGGATTTCGGTCCTAATGTAGATTTCGAAAAATATAAGTTACTTGGTATTTACGGAGTATGCGTTGATTATGTCTAAAATTTCTATTTGTTGCCCTGTTTACACCATGAAGGGTAAAACGGCTGAAAAGTTTTTAGTAGAATACTTTTCTCACCTTATGTATCAAACATTCAAGGATTTTGATATCGTTATCTCTGATCAAAGCGAAGGTGATAACCTCAAATTATTATGTGATACTTTTTCTCACGTCTTGGATATTAAGTACTTCAAGAATACAAGCGGTAAAAAGAATGCCGCCAGTAACGTAAACAATGCTGTTAGGCATGCAACTGGTGACATAATTAAATTACTATACATGGATGATTTCTTTGTCGACCAGGATGCATTACTAAAGATAATTAATGCATTTGAACGTAGTAGCCCTGAAGGTAAATGGCTCATTTCTGGGTTTACACATTCAAACGAAGATAGAACACAATTCTTTGATACCAGGTTACCCTGGTATGGTAACAAATACGTGAATGGTGATAACACAACCGGTAATCCATCTAACTATGCCGTAAGACGAGACTGTGCAATCGAGATGGATGATGACTTACTGTGGATTGTAGACGGGGAGTACTTTTACCGGTCTTACTATTACCATGGTGACCCTATTATGATAGATGATGTTTTGGTTTGCTTTAGAGAGCACGGTTCTTCAGCATTTCGGGATCCTAAGTTTCAAGAACTTGATGCAAAAGAAAGACGGTACTGTATCGACAAGTATAACGGTACCATGCCAACGAAAGAGGTAGCACTGAACTGGAAATGACGTTATAATATGTAATTATAAGGACTATATTATGAAAATTGGAAGTGAAACTATTGCGCTGCTAAAGAACTTTGCATCGATTAATACTAACATTGTATTTAAAGTAGGTGATGCAGTTAGTACTATCTCTAACGCAAAGAACATCTTCGCGAAAGCTGTTATTAAAGAAACAATACCTAAAGAGTTTGCAATTTACGATCTGAACTCTCTTCTGGCTATGTGGACGTTGACCGATAGTCAAGAGATTGAGTTTGGAGATAAATGTATCGGTATTACTAGCCCGGCTGGTAAATTTGAATACTACTATTCTAATCCTGAGATTGTAACTGCTGCTCCTACTAGCGAAATTGAGCACATGGACGTTTATAAGTTTAAAGTAACAGCTGAAGATATTCAGATGATTATGAAAGCGGCCGCTATTACCGGTGCACCTACTGTATCGGTGACTTGTAAAAACCAAGCCGTTGTATTATCGGTAAGTGATCGTAAGAATGATACTGCATCTAACTTTAGGAAGTCTCTGGGTACATCCTTTGATGACTTCGATGTTTTTATTGCAGTCGAGAATCTAAAAGTTATACCTGATGCATATGACATCACGGTTGCTAAGACTCCTAATGGTAAAGCCAAATTTCTTCATTTCAAGCACGAATCTAGACAACTACAATATTGGATTGCAGCAGAACCTGGTTCAGTAGTTTGAGGGTAGCATATGAATGAGCATTTCATCTGGGTGGAAAAATATAGGCCCAGGAAGATAGACGATTGTATCTTACCTGAGTCTCAAAAAGAATACTTTAAGCAAATGGTTGCTAAAGGTGAGATTCAGAATATGTTACTTTGTGGGTCTGCTGGTACCGGGAAGACTACGGTAGCTAGGGCCCTTTGTGAAGAACTTCAAACCGACTATATGATCATTAATGGATCAGAAGAGTCTGGTATCGATGTACTACGCACTAAGATTAAGCAATTTGCCTCTACTGTTTCCTTTAGTGGTAATACCAAGGTGGTTATCTTAGATGAAGCCGATTACTTAAACCCTAACTCTACTCAACCTGCGTTGCGTGGGTTCATCGAAGAGTTTGCAAGTAATTGTCGCTTTATTCTAACCTGTAATTTTAAGAATCGTATCATACCGCCCTTGCATTCAAGGTGTGCAGTAATTGAGTTTAAAATACCTAATGCTGACAGGCCAGCAATTGCAGCTAACTTCTTTAAACGTGTATGTAGTATATTAGAGCAAGAAGCTATACCGTTTGATCAAAAGGTGATTGTTAAGATTGTGCAGAAGCACTTCCCTGACTTTCGTAGAACGTTAAACGAGCTTCAGCGCTATTCTCAGTCTGGGTCTATTGATGAAGGTATCTTAGTCAGTGTTAGTGAAGCTAACATGAAGGAACTTATTGATGCTATCAAAGATAAAGACTGGAAGAAGATGAGGGGATGGGTTGTTAATAATCTAGATAATGATCCGGTATCTTTGTTCCGTAAAATTTATGATACGTTTGTACCGCTAACTAATCAAGTACCGCAACTGGTATTAACGATTGCTGATTATCAGTATAAGTCTGCTTTTGTAGCTGATCAGGAGATAAACTTAGTTGCATGTCTTACTGAAATTATGGCGTCGGTGGAACTTAAATGAATGAATTACTAAGACCTACATTTGAATGGATAAAAGATGATTATCGTTCTAATCGTTTTCGCTTTTTCGTTGAGCTTTTTGCTTGGGCTATTAGTATTGGCTGCTCCATCACTATGGCAGCAACAGTCCCTAACCCGCCTCTACTTACTCTTTACCCTGTATGGATCTGCGGCTGTGCTATGTATGCTTGGGCTGCTTATACTAGGAAATCGTTTGGGATGCTTGCTAATTACTTGCTCCTAACCACCATTGATACTATTGGATTAGTAAGGATGGTGTTCTGATGTTTGGGGAACCTAGAGTAGAGATAGTAATTGAACCGTATAAGGCACCTGCTATATCGCCTTTTGATTTTATAAATGCAATCACCTATAATAAGAATGATCTTATGGTAGACGATTGGGCTGAAAAGCAATATGCACCTTACATTGTAAATAAAGGGCTTTCGTACGGTGCTGATACCGTAATCCAGGCAAATGAGATGAATTCTCGCCCTCATATCGACAAAAAACTCCAATTCCAATTTCTCCTAAATAATATTAGGCCTAAGAAACGCTATAATAAGTGGATCAAAGCTGAGAAGATTGAATCGATAGAAGTAATAAAACAATACTATGGTTACAGCACAGATAAGGCACGCCAGGTACTTCCCCTTCTAGATCAGTCTCAAATTGACCTGATAAAACAAAAATTAGAAAAAGGTGGAATAAATAATGTCAAACGAGTACTTCAAGATTGACTTACCTGGATATGCGCCCCTAGAAGTCCTACTTGTTCAACCAGATGATTTTCTTAAAGTAAGAGAAACGTTAACTAGAATTGGTGTTGCTTCAAGAAAAGATAAGATTCTTTTTCAATCTTGCCATATATTACATAAACAGGGAAGATACTATATCGTTCACTTTAAAGAGCTCTTTGCTCTAGACGGAAAGCAAACGGACTTAACTGAAAACGATCTAGAACGTAGAAATACAATTGCCAAGCTCCTCTCTGATTGGGAACTGGTAAAGATTATAGATGCTACCAAATTTACCGAACTTGCGCCTTTATCGCAGATTAAAGTAATTTCATATAAAGATAAGCACGAATGGGATCTACAAACAAAGTATAATATTGGTAGTAAAAGAGTAAATTCTAACGAGCAATCTTATAAATAAATTAAACTGATGGGTGCTATTGGGCCCGTCTACAAGTCCCACCCTAGGGCTGTTTGATGCTACGGTATAAGGCGTCCGAGCAATTGCACTGTCACTCGTTAGTTGACCCAGTATTAAGTAAGCTGGATTAAGATATGCCTTCGGGGTATCAATTTTTTTAAACTCGCTTAATAGGAGAAACTATATGTTCTACGCAAACATGGCTATTGATTCCATTCAAGACGCCAAAATTACCTTCCTCAAACAAACTGTACAGGAAGAATCCCTTAAAAAACCTTTAGTTGATTTTGTCGAGGCACAACGTGTCTTTACAAAGCAAATTGCTAAGTCTGCTAGTGATGTAATAACACTAACATCTCAGACATTTGCAAATGCAATTACTGGTGTAACTAAAAAGGGAGCTTAATATGACTTTAGGAAGCATTGCTTTTGGTCCTGCATATAAGGACATGGATAAATTTTTTGTTGGCTTTGATGATCAGTTCTCGCGTATTGCAAAGATACACGACGACATGACAAAAAACATTCCTAACTACCCACCCTACAACATTAAAAAAACAAGCGATAATACTTACGTTATTGAAGTAGCAGTTGCTGGTTTTGCAAAGCAAGACATTGAGATTGAACTTAATGATGGTAAGATGTTGATCAAGGGTAACGTTCAATCAAACGAAGCCGAAGAAAACTTTCTTTTCAAGGGAATTGCTAATCGAGCCTTTACTCGCTCTTTTGCCCTCGATGATCAAATCGAAGTTCAAAATGCCGAGATGTTCAATGGTATGCTTAAAGTATTTTTAGAGCGTATTATTCCCGAGCATAAAAAGCCAAAGAAAATCGAAGTAAAAGATACGTCAGAAGCTAAACCTAAAAAAACTAAACCTCAACTACTTACGGAAGATCCACAAGATCGCGATCTGTAATACTAAGCCCCTTCGGGGGCTTTTTAAATTTGTTCACAAGACAAGGAAAAAATTATGTTAAAAAAATTACTAAATATGATGTATGAAGTAAGAGATGCAGTACGAAAAAGCCGAATGAGACATCCAAAAGGATCATGAACATACTATCACTAATACCTGTTAGGAAAAAAAACTGGTTTATAAAAGCCAGTGTTTTTGATGATCAGATATTAGTGTTTTTTCATAATCCTTTAACACTTGCATATTTCTTTAAAATCTTTTATAATGAAGAATGTGCCTATAAATTTATTGAGGAAGTTACTGTAACATGAAAGAAGTAACGTAACAGTTGCATTCTGGTCAGAATTGATATATAATTGACTCATCAACTAAGGAGATGTTATGAAAAAGCTTGTAGCAATTGCAGCGTTACTGTTATCAACCAGTGTAATGGCGCAACATGGTCATCATGGCCACGGTGGTGGTAACTGGGCAGGCCCGTTAATCGGTGGTATAGTTCTGGGTACTATAATTTCAAATTCTCAAAGACAGGTGATCGTACAACAGCCTCCGATAATTGTACAGCAACCTCCTATCTTTAACTTCCCTATTCAAAACTATTATTCTTGCCTTGTGCAGGTGCAAGACCCATATTCAGGTGTTATTAGAAACGAAGTTCGCACTTGCGTTAATCAGTAACTTTATTGTAATTTCGGGCCAATAGCTTAATGGTAAAGCGTCCGACTCATAATCGGTTGAG